TTGCAAGATCTTTTACGCCTTCTAGTCGCTCTTCAACACCGCCCTCACCCTCAGCAAAGCGATACGTTGCAATCTCAGCAGAGGTAACTCCAGCCTGTCTTGCGGCACCTGAAGCGGCTGTAGTGCCAACCCCGGCCATCTTTGCAAGGCGAACAGAAGGGATAAGACCAGCACCAATACGGATGCCCATGTCGATAGCTCGGTGATCTCTAGCGAATTCCTTTTCCATCCTTCTCATTTCAGAGAGAGATGTTTCGTAATCCTCGCCAGTAACCTTTGAGTAAATAGAAGCGGCGGCCTCATCACCCACAATGCCAAGGGTAAGCCCCTCACTAATAGCAATGCCCGTGCCAATAGCCTCTTCGCTAATGTCTTCAGCGTCAAAGATATCGGCATCTATCTGAGCCTTGATCGGCACAAGGGCATCCAGTATGTCTTGTCGACCCTGCGCCTTTGCCAGTCGCTCAGCCTCTCTGAGTTGCTCTCTTTGCTTTAGGCGATCCCTGTATAAAAGCTGGTCTTCTTTTTCCGTTTCGAAGAGTCGGCCTTCTCTAGTGGAAACCCCATCTTCAGGGATGGGGATGTTATCGAGCGCTTCAAGAATGTCGTCTCGGCCCTGCGCTTCCGCAAGCTTACGAACCTTGTACGCCATTGATTGAAGTTTAAAGCTCATTAGTCGGGTATCTCCTCAAGATTTTGGGCTTGTTTTTTGGCATTCTTTAGAAGCTCTGCATAAAGTTTTTCTAGCTGACTTCCAGGGTCTGGCTTTTCATCCTTCTTTACTGGTTTTTTTGCAAAGTAAGCTTCAGCGGCCTTTTCGAAAGTTTTGCCTTCGGCCATTAATCGCTCAACTTCCATAGCACCTTTCGCGGCTTCAGCCTTAGCCTCTGCAAGTTCTTCAGGTTCGTCATAGCTGTACTTTTTCCCTTCGCCGCTAAATGATTTAGGGTCTTTTGTTTTCATGATGTCAACCAACAAAGCGTCTGCAATTTTCCCAAGCATTGCCGCGTTTAACTTCCGTGTTTGAGGAACACTATTTACTCTTTTAATAATGTACTCATGAGCGGCAACTGAGTTTATTTTTGCGGCCTCTCTAAGTATTTTTATTTCTTCTGGCTTGTAGCCAATAGATTTAAGTTCTTCATCTGTGTAATTGAACCCGCCTGCATCTCTTTTGTTTTTGGCGTCAGTTAGCCTGTTTTGCATTTCTACATTTTCGGCTTCAATTTCATCGTAAAGATAGCTTTTGTTTGGGTTTGCTTGCAGGAACTCTTCTCTACTCACAGTCCCGTTTCTAATTTGAGACTTTAAAAGTAGATCCTGGTTCATCTGAGCCTTTACTTCATTGGATAGATTCTGAAAATCTACGTCTTTTTCCCACTGCCTAAATCTGGCAACAGCCATCTCTGCTTGCTCTTCAGTAATCTCAAACTGTTTAGCAACTCTCTTGGCCTGCTCTCTTTGCTGGTTTTTCTCAAACATGTCTTGACGGACTTCTCTTCCCAGATTGCCTGCAACCATAGGATCAAGATTATTGTCTTTTGCAATTTGATTTACTTCTAATTGTTTTTCACCTATTCGCTTTAATTTCTCTGCCTCAGGGAGATCAGAAGCGTTAATTTCGTACATTTGATCTCTGATGGCGTTTATTGCCGCACCTCCCTCAAACTGCGCTGTAGCCTGAACATCAGTCTGAACGCGATTCATGGTTTCACGAATCTTCTGTGCACTCTCGTCATCCGTAATCATGTTGGCGTATGAGCCCATAGCCTCTTGATACATCTCGGGCGTAAGATCACCTGAGGCGGCCATCTGCTCTAAGCCAAACAAACCTTTTTCAAGCCTTGCTGTTTTCTCAGCTTTTTCTTTTCGAGCAGGCATTGAGCCAGCTAACATTCCTACCCGACCAACATCCTCTGCAAACGCAGGTTGCGTTAAGGATCTAACAAGATCTCTACCAAAACGTGCCATCGTTAATCTCCTTAACCTAACTTAGGAATTCCAATATCATAACCGCCGCCTAATGCGCCGCCTAATAAACCACTACCCAGTGATCCAGCAAGGTTTGCTTGACCCAATGCTGAAGCAAGCAACATGTCGATACCAGAAGCTCTGGCCTCTCCAAACAATCCAGCGCCATAAAGCTGTGCTTGTTGAGCTTGAGCCGCCGCAGTTTGCCCTGGGGACAATGCCCTTAAAAGTTCTTGCTGTGGTAGATATGCACCTGCTAGTGCGCCCATGCCAAGCTGTTGTTGCCCTGCTTGCAATGCTTGAGATCCGCCCATCAAACCCTGACCAGCCTGCATAGCCTGTAACGCTTGTTGCTGTTGAGCCGCGCTAAGACCCTGTGCTTGACCTGCAAGACCTGTGCCGAGCCCAGCGTATTGCGCTCCAAGTGCCGCCTGCTGTGCTTGCTCTGCTCTAGCTTGGCTCATAGCCCCTAGCATTGCGCTAGATTTAGCCTCTTCTTGAGCCTTAGCTAAAGCAAGTTGTTCAGGTGTGCCGCCGTATTGTGCTGTGCGTACGCCTAAACGACCTTGAGCCGCTAGTCTTTGCTCCATCTGAAGACGCTGTCGTTCTTCTTCTGGCGTTTGAGTTGCTCTCATTCGCTCATACAAAGCCGCTTCACGATCGGCGGTAGGCATCCCAGCCTGTTGCATAAACTGACCGCCAAGACCAAACGCTTGAGTAGATGCAGATCTAGTAGGATCCATGCCAAACACTGGCTGACCCATTAGGTCTTGCCCAACTCCAAGAACGCCCATCCCCGCTTGCTGTAACTGGCCTGCGCCGGGAGTTGGCTGTCCTAGCATCTGACCTGCTTGACCAAACAAGGCTTGTGATAACGCCTGCTCTTGAGGCGAATAAGCCATTTGAGTAGATAACTGGCCTGTAGCTGGGTCTATGTACGTGCCAAATTGACCGCCTGTACCTGTAGTAATAGTGTAAGGACGGAACTGCGCCTGACCCATTTGCTCTTCAGCAAGCTCAGAGCCTAATCCAAGGCCACGCTCACCAATATCGCCAAGCTCACTATAAGCGCGAGCAAGTAATCCAGTACCTGCTCCGCCCAATAAATATCTGAAGAAATCTTCATCCATTAGTACGTACCCCCATCAATTGTTCCTGTTGACAGAGTGCCTGTAAATGTCAGTGCAGGAATAGTTACTGTGCCTGTAAACGTAGGGGAAGCAATGTCCGCCTTCGTAGCGATAGCTGTAGAAACAGCGTCGAATTCTGTTTCAAATTCAGCGCCCTTAATAATTTTGCCGCTGTCACCGGAAGGTAGACTGTCTTTCGCGGCAAAGTCTGTAGTCTTTGTATAGTTACTCATATTACTTTACCCATTAGTGCTAATACGTTGATCTCTTGGAGAGACAAACCCGACCCGTCTATGTCCGCTTCCAACCCAATAGTAATGACACCTCCGCCTCCTGTCGTGTTAATTCCACGACGTGACGTAAGATCACCACCTGTAAATTCTGCTGTACTGTTAAATTCTGACTCGTTATAAAACGCAGTTACCTGATTACCTACGGTAAACTCTGCTGTCTGAAAGAATGTGTCAAAGTCATACGCCCACTTAAGAAACATAATGGCGCTGTTAGCACCAACAATAGTAGGGCGTAACTTCTTAAGTATTTTAAGTCTTGAAGGGTCACCAAAGGTTAGGCCGGGGCTATAGTATTTAAAGCGATACGGCTCGCCATTGTCTGTGTAGCCCGTATAACTGTTTATTCCGTCGCTATTGCCGACGTATAGCGTTCCATCTTCAAGTCGTGTGTAGGCTGTAAACCCTGTGCCCGGCCATCGAGTTACACGATAGGCTCCACTTTCAACAGTGCCCCTAACATCAAAGCAATACGTAGTGTCTTGGTTAACAAAAGTTAATAAGTAAAAACCTTCTTCGGGACTGTAGACCGTTCTATAGAAACCAATCTCGTTTTGAAGCAAGTCAATAATGTCTTTTGTTATCGTATTAGACAGGCTGGTAATTGGCATGGATTTTTCTTGGATTGTGCGTCCAAAACTTTTAAGACCTGTATGCGACAAGAAAAGAACATCAGTACCCGTATACTGCACTGTATCCCTATCAACACAGCCAACACCTGCCACAGTATCTATAAGGCTCATAGTGGCTGGGGCTTCTGCGCCCTGATACACAACAATACTGTGCTTGCCAAAGATGATTAATAGACTGTTGTGCGCCGCTAACGCTACGATTTCATCATGGCCATCAGGCCATACCTTTGAGATATCAATTGACCCACTAGTACCGCCAGACCAGTCATGGCCAATAAGAAGATCACTCCAGTAAACAGTAGATTTGTTAGCCCCAAAGTCTGCTGTCCAAAGTCGACCATAGGCGGCCAATACTTCATTGCCGTATATCGCGCTAGTAACACCAGCGGCGCCAGATACGGTGCTTAACTTAACTACTGACCCACCCGCATTGTCATAAACAAGAGGCTCAAAGCTACGCTGAAAAAAGTAAATCTTGTCATTGAAGTTGACCATCTTCCAGTTGTCAGCGTTTATTGTGTAACTGCCGGGCGTTTCATCGACCAACGTAGTTGTGCCGCTAAGTATCTTATTATTGCCTACAGAAAATATCTTAGAGTTACCAGCATCATCCCTAAACTCTTTTATTGCCCTAATGTTTGCAGAACCTAACTCAGTCTTGTTTGTGGTAATAACGTTATAGCCTTTGCGCGAGGCAATACGACCACGCTTATCAATCACTGCATTGTCAGCAATATCAGCAAACGAAGGATCCTGCCCGATAGGAGAATCTTCCGTGTTAATCCCTTTGAAGGCAGGAGCTACAAGGTTAATGCTTTGTAGTGGTTGAGCCATAACTACCTCACGCCGTGTAGAAGATTACTTCTTCTGGATGTTTTTGTGCGTCTAAAGCAATGGCATCTCCAAGATACTTGTCTGCAATTGCAAAATACTCAGGCGCTGATGTCCCGCCTGTTTCACCACGCTCCCTTGCTAACAGGGCAATAGCCAAATGAATGACTGGCATTGCAGGAATGCCCATTGTGTCATCGTTAGCAGATAGATCAGCCGCACGTTTTACACAGTTAAAGCGAATAGTGTATGCCTTATCTGGGGTTGGATAGATGTCAATTTGTGTATCGCCATCACTATCAACGCCGTTATAGGTGTAATAGGTTGGTGCGCTTTTGCGAGGATCGGAGATCAAGTAAGCCTCGTCAAAAAACGTAGCCGTTTTATACTCCATAAACAGGTTAGCCGTATCGTTTATAACGTTTAGTGCTTTAATCCTGTTCTGACTATCTGTAAGCGTATAGTTAAAAACATCTTCAGTTGTTGTGATGGTTAGCGTAGTTCGTAGTGCCGACCAGTCCCAGGCATCTTCAACCATTCGCTTCGCGTCGTTAACAAAGTCGCCAACCATTTTTGAATAGGTTGTAGAGGACACAGAAGCAACTTCCTCTTCTCGCATCCTTCGCAACACATTGTTTACTATATTTAGATAAGTCATTACTTTTTCCTATCCATAATCAATTTAGTTAACAGACCGCCCATCATGTCATTAGCTGTCTGCGGCAATACCAAAGGTTGAATCTCAGGCAGTTGGTAGTTAATGCCGGCCATAAATGGGCTAAACATACCGCCACCGCCACCACCACCGCCGCCAGACTCTGGGCCTGGCTCAGGTTCTTCTGTGACAGGAACGCAAACACCTTCTTCATTTAAAATTTCGCCTTCAGGGCATGGGTCTTCTGGGCTTTGGCAACCAAACTCTGCATCCGGTCTTGACCCATCTGGGCATTCAGAGCATAGCGGCCAATCGTCTGCGCCATTAGCACATACTTCGTCTTCAGGGTCATCTATAACAATGTCAGGGCAGTTAGTACCTTGGTCATCTTGCTTTGGTGTTACACCGTCTTCGCATAAACCAAAGCTAGGTTGCGGATCAAACCCCCCTGGCCCAACAACTTCTGTAGGAACACAGATACCGTTTTGGATAACTCCTTCTTGCCCATTGGTTTCGCATAAACTACCTTCTGTACGTTCAGGAAATATTACTCGCGAAGGATCAGGATCAGGGTCTGGTTGCGGATCAAACCCCCCCGGCTCAACAACCTCCGTGGGAATGCAAACACCGTTTTGAATAATTCCTGCTCGCCCAGCAGTTTCGCACGGGCTACCTTCTGCACGTTCAGGAGGTACTACTCGCGAAGGCTCTGGTTCGGGCTGTGGCTCAGGCTCCGGTTCGGGCTGAGGTTCAGGCTCTGGTTCAGGATCTGGAGTAAGAAAAGTAGCACACTCAACCGGATTAGCTTGTGCATAGTCAGAGCTTTCACATGGGTTTGTTGCAACAGAGCAATTGCTTCCTTGTTTATCTGCCCTTGGAGTAACTCCGTCGGGACACATACCAAAGTCATTGCCACCCTCAATTACTTCGCCGCCTGTAAAATTAAAAGAATCATCATCGTCGTCACCATTGCTCGGCTCAGGTTCTGGCTGAGGTTCGGGCTCTGGCTCCGGTTCAGGTTCGGGTTCAGGTTCGGGTTCGGGTTCAGGCTCAGGCTCTGGTTCGGGTTCTGGTTGAGGAGCAATAAACTCTGCACATTCTTCTTCATTACCCGGAGCATTTGCATACTCAGGATTTTCGCAGGGGTCTGTGCTAATTATGGTGTTAGAGATACAACTGCCATCACTGTTGTAAACTCCAGACTCACCTTGTTTTGTTTTACAAGGCTCTCCTTCTGTAAAACTAGGGCCGGGATCTTCGCACTCGCCCGTAGTTTCATTTCGGACTTGATCGCTAGGGCAAGGATCTAATGTTTCTACGCATTCACCGCTTTCATTAACTTCATAGTCAGAAGCACAACCGCCACATTTGCTAGGTGCTCCACGTTTAGCATCAGCAGGTATGTGAATTTTGTTTTGAGAAGCGCAATCTTCTGCTGTCGGGCCTTCAATTACTTCTGGAGCTTGCTTAGTTGGCTCACATCGACCTGTTTTTTCAGAAAAAAACGTTCCTTCAGGACAATTTGTGCATTCAGGATAGTTTATAGCGCCGTTGGGACACTCGCCTTCATCGTCTTCGCCGGCTATAAATACAAGAGGGTTGTCTTCAAGATACTCTTCTATCTCAGAAAGAACACTTGCACTAACCCAGCCGCCAAGAACGCCGCTAATAATATCCGCAATACGATCAGATGTTACGCCGCCCCTCATATCCGCTAGGATATCTTTAACTTTTTGTGTGGCGTCCTCTAGCGTTTCTTCTAGCCAGCCAGAAGGGTCTTCTAAAAAATCTTCTAGGCTTTGGCCTGCATCTTCAAGAAGATCTTTAAAGTCTCTTACAGTGATATCTACCATACCGGGAGGGAGGGGAAGATTAAGACCCGGTATTCCAATAATCGACGCTAAGTTTACGCAGTCTTCCCAGCTTTGATATGTTCCGCCTTCTCCGTCTCCAGTTCTTCCCGTCCAGCTTTCACAATCTTTAGATTGAACAGACATTGTTCTAAAGACAGATACAACAAGGTCTTTAAGCTCATCAACGTCTGAAGGTATAGCCCCTATAAACTGGTCAATAAAGTCTTGAGTGGCTTGACTTACTGTCTCATCAACTTCGCCAAGCTCCTCTGCTGTTTGATTAATAACGTCTTGAAGAGTTACAGGAGCATCAGGTTCAGGATCTTCAGCAGAATCATCGTCATCTTCTTGTTGCTCTAGCCATTCGTTATAGCCGCCAGCTTCTGCTATTTCATTTGCTATATTTTGAATTGCAGATACATCTTGAGAATCTACGGCCTCTTGTAAAGCACGTAAAACCCTAGGGTCTATGTCAGCGGGGACGCCTTGAGTACCTACAAACTCTGGCAAATCAAATCCTGCTTCCCTAAGGATTTGTTGCATTGTTTGATAGGCGCTAGTCATTCCTCCAGTAAATGAAGGAACGCTAGTGTCTGGCCCTTCATCTCTGCCCGGAGGCGCATCATTAAACTCTGGAGGAACAGAAGGCCCGCCACCAAACCCCGAAGGAAAACCCGGATTCGGGCGGTATTTAACCGCTTTAGTAGACATGCCTTTTTTAGGTGGTGATTTTTTAGCCATTATTTAGACCCTGATTTGCTAGCACCGAAGTAAAAACTAACTACAGAAGACACAATGCCACCTAGGTATCCAAGAACAAGATTGACTACATTCAAGTCATTGTCATCGGCAGGTTGAAGCGTTACAAGGAACACATATCCGCCAAACAGCAATATGGAAATAATGGCGATAGATCTTGCCGTCCAATCCTCTGAAAAAGATTCCCTAGCATGTTGTATATCCTTCGTTTCTAACGCGAATACATCAACTTCAAGCTCTTTCATCCTGACTTCAAAGTCAAGTTCAGCCTTTTTGATTTCTGCTAGCTGTTCTGGAGTAGCCTGTGAGAGCGCCTTATTTAGCTTCTGAGGCGTTGGATCGCAACCCAGTACGTCAGCAAGCATACTTGCCGCCGCACCGCCTACAGGGCCTCCTAGGGCCGCTCCAAGGGTAGGAGCAAGCTCACCTACCAATCCTTTGATCTTATCGAAGTTCACGAGAGATACTCCATGCCTTTGAGGAAGCCAACAATCAATAAGCTATTCCCAAAAATTAATCGTTCAACACGAGTAAACCGGTCACCGCCATCATCAAGCCGCTTTTCAATACGATCTAAACGGTCATCAATAGACTTACGAAGAATCTCACACTCCGCCTGATGAACTTCTATTCGCTTTAAAGCCTCTTCAGCGGTACCCATTAGTTTCCTCCTAGTGGATTAGTGGCGTCTATGGCTGTCCAAAGATCATCCATATCACGCTCGAATCTTTTAAGCCTGGCATCTAGCGTGTTCAAGCTTTCTAATTTTGTGGCTACCTTCAGCTCTGACTCACTCGATGTTTTTTCTACGCTGGCTATCCGATCACGTATATCTAACAGTTCTTTCTGTGCATCCATGATCTGCATAAGGTTAGCGCCCAGCTCTGACAACTTGCCTTGAAGATTCTCTACATCTGCCGCTGTCATGGCTTGTTCCATGTTGGATAACTTCTTATCCATATCCTGTAAGCGAATAGAGTTAGATTCGCGCAGGTCATCAAAGCGTGTTGCCAGTGCTTCAGCTTGGGCAGTAGCGGCAATAACAGCTTCGCTTTGTTCATTAAGTTGAGAAAAGAATTGAGACGCCGCCCAGATACCGCCACCGATTGTTGAGCCAAACGTAAACACAATAGCAATCCAAACGCCCTTGATAGACGTTCCGCCAACGTTTACTTCTAAGTCTTCAAGAGCCATACAAGCATGTCTCCCGTTCTGTTGGATCTTGGATAAACCAACAGCCACCCTCGGGGCTAGTAATAAAGAATGTTGATTCTTCGCCTAGATCAATGATGTCTGCATTGGTTTTAAAGTAGCCTGCAAGATTAAGCGATGCCGACATAGTTGCATCCTGTCCTGCCCACTCAACCGTCAATATGCCTGTCGTCGCATCAAAGAATGATGTCTGAGATTCTTCATACGTTACGTTCATCGCATAAGCAGAATCGTTAGCCGACTCTATTAACTCTGGGTTGTTGGCTACTGCCATGTATGCCGCCGCTGTTTGTGCCGCTTCTTCTACTGCCTGCAAAGACTCGTTGTATGTATCGACCTCTTGGTCATCAAGAAGCACATCGTTTGAATCCATGTACTCTTGCAAAGCAATAGCCTCACGAGAGTCAGGTGCCTGCTGAGCGTCTTGGGCCATCTCGTTAACTGTAACTACTTCAATCAAAGCAACCGCCGCATCAACGTAGTCATCAACAACTTGGCCTAAGTTATTCATGGCTTGCTGAGATTGGTCTTGAAAGTATTGGTCGGCATTAGGATCCCATGTGTAATTAGCATTTTGAAACTGAAGCACCGCATTGTTGTACGCATCTTGCTTGGCCTTAGTAATCAAGCCCGGATCAACTGTGCCAGTAGGAGCAATGCCGCCAATGTCAGCGTAATCCCACATGCCACCAATGGCTTGGATACCGTACTTAAACGTATCCCGTAAGGCTTGCGAGTTATTAACCAAGTTATCAATCTCGTTCGCGCTTGTTGGTGCGGAAGCGATCACTAAGACTGCCAGACTCTTCAGCTTCATCATTACCATCTCCTGTTAGTAGTTGGTCGTAAAACACTTGGTTATCTTCGTAGTCAGGAATCCACAACGTAGGATTTGACTTAACCTCTAATAACGCTCTCTTACCAACTAATAACTTTCCCCCCTTAATGATCGGGCATGGCGTAGCAGACATAAACATCGCTCTCCATACCTGCGCGTTCTGACACATTAGGCTTACGCTTGCTACCTTCATACCCATGTTAGATAGCGTTATCGCGTTTAGCCTTCTATTACACTCCTCGTCCTGCAAGTACTTACCTGATGACACCCCAAAGCCAATCATCTGCACACCGCCTGAGATTGACTTTAAGCACGACTGTTGCCCGTTACTCATAAGGCTTGGGCTTATCGCGCTACTAGCTGGCATCTGCCTACCTGCCCCGGCTCCTTGGTTAATTACCGTTTCGCCGTTGTTACTGTTGATCGTATTAAGGTCACCCTCAATGTTCGATGACCCCTCAGTTTGTCCAGGCTCCCTGTCCTGCGTTTCTGTCGGCATTTGCGCAAAGGCATATAACGGCAGAACCGCAAGAAAGAGGGCAAGTAAACGCATGATTTACCAAGGCATACCATCAGCAGACACAGGGTTCTTCTGTGCTTCGATGTTGGTTGTCAGTGCCGCCTCAGTAGCGTCTTGATCGACTGACTCGTGTACCCATGCCAGTACAGCAGACTCAGTAAGGTCATCGTAAGCAACAAAGCCGTCAGCATCAGCGTCAGGTGTAAAGCCTACAGTGCCGTATGAAGAGGCAGAGTAGGTCACAGCGTCATCGCCAGTGCCAACAGTTTCTTCTTCAGTAACACGCCAGTGTGCAACGGTTACACCGCCGTCTGCCACGTTACGCTCAAGGTTAGCTATAGTCCATGTAGCCATTGTTTAACTCCTTAGTTAGATTCAAGTGCGGCAATACGTGCCTCAAGTTCTTGGATTGTTGCCACAAGTAGCGGCACAAGTTTGGATTGGTCAATGCCTTGGTACACTGCATTGCCGTCATCATCTACAGCATCCTTAGCGCCTGTAATTGCTTCAGGCACAACATCTGCAACTTCGTGTGCTAAAAAGCCATCGACAGTTGTATCGGCATCAGCAATAAAGTTGAATCGCTTAGGTGCTAACTGCTTAAGCCTTTCAGTAGCACCTGACATTGCTATTACGTTTTCTTTCAAACGGTAGTCAGAACTAGTGTTATAAGAAGTGGCAGAGCCGCTGATGGAAATAGAGCCTCTAACAATGCCTGCTTGCTTAAAATAGACTAATTCACCATCGTTAGTTGTTCTATTAAGCTCTAAAGGTGCAGCACTGTCACGAGTAAGAGTTTGTTGTACACCATAAATAACGCCTGACAGGAACAGGTTTTTGAAGCGGTTGGTAGATGTGCCGAAAGATATAGCATCGTCACGATTACCACCACTTGATGTTGCAGGAACAATTCCTGAATAACCCATTCGAATAAATGCGTCAGTACTTGCAGTACTACCAAGAAATAATTCACCACCAGTAGTACCAATATTACCGACTGTGGTGCCGTCTTTGCGGAATACTACTATGTCACCGTCTGAGGTTTTTCGGTTTAAAAAAGCACACGCATCACTGTTAACAGTTGCTAATAATTCTCCAGTTGCCTTTAATTCTGCTCCAACAGTTGCAATCCCAGTAGCAGACTTACCCACCAACAGGTTGCCTGATGAGTCGATACGCATGCGTTCTGCGCCTGTGCCAACAGCACCAGCAGAACCTGTATGAAACCGAATGTCTGTTGCTGGTTCTCCAAAAGACGTTCCACCACCTAGATAAAGGTTGTTTTCCCCAGAAACTCCGTCAAGCAGAATGGCGGTGGCTTTGTTGCCGCTATAAGCACCACCGGCAAAACGAAGCGAAACATTTGTGTTTGATGCTTGAGTTGATCTTGCTACTATTGCACCTTGTGTGTTAATACACTCAAGACCCGCTGTTGGACTGTCAGTGCCGATACCAACATTCCCTGATGCGTCGATGCGCATGCGTTCTGCTAAAGAATCAGAAGCTCTTGTGTAGAAAGACAAGTACCCGTTGTCATTGTTAGCACCTGTTGCCGCACCAGCGATATAAGCTAATCTAGCGCCGCCGCTATCACCA